AGCAGCAAAATATATTAAATAGACACTTTAATAGAATAACTATAATGACAGATGCTGATGAGGCTGGCAGACAATTAGGCATGAGCATAGCAACTAAATTAAAAAACAAAGACGTCTTGTGGTCTTCTTATGAATATGGTAAGATATACCCTCATGATGCAAAAGATGCTGGTGATATGACTGATGAGGAAATTAAAGCCTGTATAAAGAATTCTGTATCCAATATAGAATACAGAACTTGGAACTCGTGATATAATAAAAATACAGATGGATATATACCATCAACTATAGAGGAGATATATATGAGTATAGTAAAGGGTCTAAAAGACCTAAACAAGGCACTAGATAAGCCAACCTACAGTGGTGGGGACGAAAGCAAAGCTCGTTGGCTTAAAGTTGAAGATGGCGAAAGCGTAAAAATTAGATTTTTACAAGAACTAGATCCTGATTCACCAAACTATAATGACAAACTAGGGTGTGGATTTATAGCACTCGAACATACTAATCCAAAGGATTACCGTCGCAAAGCTCTTGATACAATGGAGTCCGAAGGACGTGACTGGGCACAAGAACAACATCGTAAAGATCCAAAGGCTGGCTGGAAAGCAAGAACACGTCTTTACATTAACGTGCTAGTTGATGATGGTAAAGAAGAACCATATGTGGCAATTCTTTCACAAGGAACCAGTGGCAAAACAATTACACCTACCTTAATTGAGTATGCTGGCGAAATGGGAAGCATTACAAATTTAATGTGGAGAATTAAGCGCAACGGTTCAAAAACAGATACAAGTTACACAATCATTCCATTGGCAAAGGACGAAAGTCCTTTCGACTTCTCAAGTCTAGAACTATTTGATCTTGAGAAAACTGCAGTACGTCATGTACCATACGGAGAGCAAGAAGCTTTTTATATGGGCAACGAAAACAGTTCAGATGAGTCTTCTGCTTCAAGTAGCAGCGTAGACTGGTAAGTTAAAACAAAGGCGGAGAATTAAGTGTCATTCACACATTTGCATGTTCACTCATACTATTCATTAATGGATGGCCTTAATTCTCCTGCCGAACTTGCAAAGGCAGCAAAGGATGCTGGACAAACAGCATTAGCAATAACAGATCATGGAACACTAGCCTCACATCGTGAGATGCAGATAGCATGTAAAGAAATAGGTATTAAGCCAATTCTAGGAGTAGAAGCCTACATATCTCCAACAGATAGGTTTGACCGTTCTTCTAAAACAGATAAAAGTATTCAAGCTTACAACCACATAATCTTATTAGCTAAAAATAAAAAGGGTTTAGAAAATATTAATACCCTACAAGAGCTTGCATGGAATGAAGGCTTTTATCATAAGCCACGTATTGATAGAGAGGTTTTAAATGTTTATAGCGAAGGTCTTATCGTTCTCAGCGGATGTCTTAATGGACTCATTAGTAAAGCTATCGATAAAGGTAACATGGAGGAAGCAGAACTTCTTCTCAAGGAATTTAAACAAACTTTCGGACAAGATTTTTACGTGGAAGTGCAATCACATAACCCTGTGGAGATCAACTCCGCCCTTTTAGAATTAGCGGATAAATTAAAAATTAAAGCGGTGGCAACAGGAGATGCACACTTTGCTAAAGAAGAAGATCGTATATTAGAAGAGGCTATGCTTATTCTATCGACATCTCCTAAATCAGATAAAGACTCAGACTTTGATATGTCTAGAAACATGAAGGATATGCTAGATAGGTTTAATTACCTATATCCAGATAGAAAAATATCGTTTCAAAACTATAATCTATTTATTCAATCTCGTGAAGAATTACAGGCAGACTTTAACAAATCTAATATAGTTAGAACAGATATATATGATAATACTATGGAGATAGCCGATAAAATTGAAGAATACGACTTTTACCAGGGTTTAGACCTTCTCCCAGTACCTAAGACCAATGCGGACGATAAACTGTCCCAGATGGCCTTTAAAGGCCTAGAAAGGCTAAGCCTGTCAGGAGATCAGGTCTATGTAGACAGGCTAAACGAAGAATTATCTGTAATTAAAGACAAGGCTTTTGCCTCCTATTTCTTGGTAGTTGCAGACATGATTAACTGGGCCAAGGACAATAATATTAAGGTGGGCCCAGGTCGTGGATCAGCAGCTGGCTCATTAGTATGCTATTCATTGGGTATTACTGACGTGGACCCTATTAAATATGATTTATTGTTTTTTAGATTTATTAATCCAGAACGTAATGACTTTCCAGATATTGATACAGACTTTGAAGACCGTCGTCGCAAAGAGGTAAAGGAATACCTAAAGAAAAAATTTAAGCACGTTGCATCTATTTCTACATATACTTATTTTAAGGATAAGGGTGTTATTCGAGATGCTGCTCGTGTTTTCATGGTACCGCTACAAGATGTTAACCGTGCACTTAAATCTGTAGATACATTTGAAGACTATATGGATTCGCCAAATACAAAAGAGTTTAGAATGAAATACCCAGAAGTCACATGGCTTGCCGAAAGATTAAGAGGAAAAATTCGTAGCGTTGGAGTCCATGCTGCTGGAGTTGTTGTTGCAAAAGATGACATTAGAAAATTTGCACCAATAGAGTCTAGAGAAGATGCACAGGATAAAGTTTCTGGAAGAATACCAGTTGTTGCATATGATATGGATACAGTCGCAGACATCGGTCTAATTAAATTAGATGCTCTTGGACTTAAAACATTGTCTGTTATTTCAGACACATTACAGTCAATTAAAGAACGTACTGGAAAAGAAATTAATCTTTCACAATTATCTTTAGACGATTCAGAAGTATATAAGATATTAGGAGAAGGATATACAAAGGGAGTATTCCAGGCTGAAGCTACTCCGTATACAAATTTACTTATGAAGATGGGTGTAGATAAGTTTGAAGACTTGGTTGCATCAAATGCTTTGGTTAGACCAGGTGCAATGAATACAGTTGGCGCTTCTTATATTAATCGTAAACACGGTAAAGAGGCAGTTGAGTACACTCATTCTATAATGCAACCATTTACTGAAAATACATATGGTGTTATTATATATCAGGAACAGGTTATGCAGGCTTGCGTACACCTAGGAGGAATGTCTTGGTCAGAGGCTGATAAGGTCCGCAAGATTATTGGAAAGAAAAAAGATGCAAAAGAATTCGACCAGTTCAAGGATCAATTTATTAACGGGGCTTCAAAACACATTTCTAAGAAAAAGGCCGAATCCTTATGGCACAATTTTGAAGCTCATGCTGGTTACTCTTTTAATCGCTCCCATGCTGTTGCTTATTCTATGCTCAGCTATTATACAGCTTGGCTTAAAAAGTATTACCCGCTTGAATTTATGTTTTCAATTCTTAAAAACGAAAATGACAAAGACGCAAGAACCGAATATTTAATTGAAGCAAAAAGGCTTGGACTCAAAGTGCTATTGCCTCACATTAATGAGTCACAAATGTATTTTTCATTACAAGGCGATGCAATTAGATTTGGCCTTGCAGAAGTTAAATTCATATCAGATAGTATTGCAAATAAAATTATGGAGAATAGACCTTATGAAAACTACAAAGACTTTATTGAAAAGGCTTCGAAGAAAGGCAGTGGTATTAATAGTAGGGCTGTATCTGCTCTTAATGCTATTGGCGGTGCTGCTTTCGATGACAATGAACGCAGTGGTAAGGAAAAAGAAAATTACTACGAATTCTTAGGAATACCTACTTTTAATTTAGATCTGCCACCAAGAATTAAAGCGCAGGCCAGACCAATCCAAGACTTTGATGACCTAGGATCATTCGTTATGTTTGGTATGGTTAAATCAATTAAACGTGGAAACGGATGGGCAAGAGTTGAGTTAGTAGATGAGACTGGATCAATTGGCTTATTCCATAATGAACAAACACAAATTGAAACAAATCAAATGTACTTTATTTTGGTTGGAGACAATCGAATAGCCAGATACATTAATGTTAAAGATATAGATCCAAATGGCTCCGATATATTTGTCGACTATTTATACCGCAAAGAGTACGACATGAATGATGATGAGTATATGGTTCTTAATTTTACGCCATACAAAACAAAGGCTGGAAAAACAATGGCACATATTGTTTTGACAAATAAGAATAAAGAGTTAACCAGAGCAATTGTATTTTCAACTATGTATGCAAAAGCTGTTGGTAAAATGCGTGAAGGAATGAAATGTAATGTAGTTCTATCTAAACTAGATGATGGAACATTGATGATCAAGGAAATAAAATGACAAATGATATAGAACAACTAGTGGCATCTATTAGTTTAAATAAAGTTCTTATTGCAATATTAGAAGAGCACAAGCAGCTATCCGTTCCAACGCTTAGATTTTTAGAGTCTAAAGATACAGATAAAGAATTAGTAATTGATTATGATGAGTCTGGCCCATCATTTACATTTAGCTTAAAAGAAAGAGAGCAAGAAAATGATAATTAATGATGTAGATTTAATTACAGACTACGGACTTGATGCTTTGGCAGCACTGCTACATGAGACTGCAAAAGAAAAGGGATTCTGGGACGGAGAATATAATCACGATAAGGTTGGAAATAAACTAGCCCTAGTTCACTCCGAAGTAACAGAGGTACTTGAAGCAATTAGAAAGTCTAAAGGCAGTGAGCATATTGTAGAAGAGATGGCAGATGTAATCATTAGATTATTAGACGTATATGCAGCGATGAGAAATGAAGAACAAATTTTACATAGCCTAGACGAAATTTTGGAGAAAAAAATAAATATAAATAAAGAGCGTCCAAGACTTCACGGGAACTTATTTTAATGGTATACTGGAGAGATAGAAGAAAGAGTAATTAATGACAATCGTATTAGATGACATATTGGCAAAATTAGATCCTAAAACAAGGGCAAGAGTTCAATCAGCACAAGATATAAAAGTTGACAAGCAAGAAACTCCAAGCATTGGCTTAAACACTGCATTAAAGGGTGGACTTCCATATGGTAGACAAGTACTTGTATGGGGAAATAAGTCTGCTGGAAAGTCTTCATTTTGTTTACAAATGATTTCTATAGCACAAAAAGAAGGTAAGACTTGTGCATGGATTGATGCGGAAGCCTCTTATGATCCAGCATGGGCAGAACAATTGGGCGTAGACTCATCAAAACTTATATATTCTACAGCTAAAACAGTTAACGACATGGTTGACGTTGGAACAAAACTTATGGATGCTGGAGTTGATTTAATTGTAGTTGATTCCATCTCAGCACTATTACCAGCAATCTACTTTGAAAAAGATGGAAACGAAATGAAAGATTTGCAAGACACTAAGCAAATCGGCGCTGAAGCAAAGGATATGACCCACGCAGTCAAGATGTTAAACTATGCAAACAAAAACACATTACTTGTTCTCATCTCACAACAACGAAATCAGTTTGGATCTATGCATGCTTCGCACATCCCCACAGGTGGAATGGCAGTCAAGTTCTTTAGCACCACTGTCATTAAACTTTGGTCTTCTGAAGCTGAGGCTAATGCTATTAAAGCTGGTATTAAAGTTGGCGACAAAATTATCGAACAAAGAGTCGGAAGACCAGTTAATTGGATTGTTGATTACAGCAAAGTCTCACCCCCAAATTTATCGGGACAGTATGACTTTTATTACCAAGGGGAAACTATCGGTGTAGACAGAGTAGGAGAAACCTTAGATGTTGCAGAAATGTTCGGCATCGTGGAAAAAGGTGGTGCTTGGTACACGGTTAATGGCGAAAGATTACAGGGTAGAGCAAAAGCAGTGCAATACCTTCGTGATAATCCAGAAGTTGTAGAAAAACTAATTGGAGAGATTAATGCCAAGTCTTGATGACTTTTTGAAAGAAAATAAAGAAGACATAAAGCATTATGACCTTGAAGATCTTCCTGGTGTTAGAGCCTGTTCAAAATGTGATGAAGATGTTAACGGTGCAAAGTGGGACCCTATAGATTTAGTTATGTCATGGAGATGCTCCAAAGGACATGAAACAATTTTTAAGGTGCAGTAATGTCAGAAAGATCAGAGGCTAAAAGAGATGGAGCCAAGCAACAAAAAAATAGTGGACGTGGTAATTATCAGAAGGGTGATGCACAATGGAGAAATTTCGTGGTGGATTATAAAGAATATGAAAAATCAATCTCTATTTCACAAAGTATTTGGGCTAAGGTTTGTACAGATACCTTTAAAGTTAGTAGGGATAAGTATCCAGTTCTCAAGCTCATCCTTGGCAAAGACAATAGCAAAACGAGGCTTGCAGTAATTGAATGGTCATTGCTGGAACAATTAGTGGAAAAGTGGGAAGAAGATAATGTTTAATAAAAAAACACCAACAGTTAAATTTATTTCTACAGTAGAAGGTTTATCTAGCGTAGAAGAAAGTAGACCAAAACCGTCTAATCAAGTAATGCCTCCTTGGTGGAAAGATGTTCCTATGATTAAAACTGATATTAATTTTGATGGTGTGATTGCTGGAAGTGTTAAAAACTGTCCTTCTTTTCCAGATTTTTTTTCTCAAGGATATATAGTGCCAATGTGGACGGACACGCTTTTGTATATAGACAGTGAAACACAATCATGGAAAGCAAAGCAATCTAATGGAGATTTTTCTTTAGGTATTCATCCACCATACCAATATTTAGATTATGTTAGTCATAAGTTTTTAGGAAAAGATACACATTTTATTTTTAAATTACATTCACCGTGGCAAATAATAACAGATCCAGGTTATTCTGTATATCAAATGCCAACATTTTATCATTTTAATGACGACTATAGTGTATTGGCTGGAGTTATTGACACTGATATTTATTATCAGAGCAATTTACAATTATTAATACATTCAGATAAAAAAGAAATATTTATTCCCAGAGGCACCCCACTTGCACAGTATGTGGTTTATAAGAGAGAAAAATTAAATGGCGTTGTTCGTGATTCTAATAAAGATGATAAAAATTTATTGAAAAGTCTTGAAATGAGATTTACAACGAGATTTGGAGCAACTAAAGAATATATAAAGATGAGAAAAGAAAGAGATAAAAAACAAAATGCTTAAAGAAATTTTAATGACAACTATTACTGGAATGGGTGTTGGAGTAGTTTTTGCATTATTTAAACTTCCAGTTCCAGCCCCACCAGTATTTGCAGGTCTTATGGGAATTTTTGGTCTATGGCTTGGGTACGGACTAGTAGGGAGATTTTTATAATGTTACAGTTTGTTTGGGGATTATTAATAGGCTTTTCAATAGGTTACCCAATGGGTCTTTGGGCAATATGGTATACAAAAAAAGAGGTGAAGAAGCATGTCGAACGACAAGGTGGAATCTAAAAATACTTTAGAGTTAATAAATGCTATTACAGAATTTAACGATCTGCATGAATTTATGCAAGATGAGCACTTAGACAAAGCCCTTGCTGTAGTTGTTAAGTTATTAATGAATCCAGATGTTCCTTCTGCAAAAGCCCCACTTTTAATTATTGAGCTGCAGGCAATGTCAACAAAGTTTGCAATGATGGCTTCCGTATATTCAACAATTATGAAAGACAAGGCTGGATCAGTAAACAATAATAAAAAGAATATATACTACTCAGCAAAGGAGTCCATAGACAAACTTGTAGATGCACTTAAGTATGTCGTAAGGTATAACTAATGATAGAAACATATGATATGACTTGCTTTGAATGTGGAGATGACCGTGAGTCTACTACATTTTATATGTATTATGAAATCGGCAGAGAGTACGAGCCTGGATACTCTGGAAATGAAGATGTTAGTCTTTCTAATTTAAAAGACACAGATGATCTAGACATAAATTCTATATGCGAAGACTGTAAAAATGATTATATGGAGATCTTAAATGGCTAGAGAAATAGTAAAGAATCTTAAGTTTAAAAAGCATACGGGCAAGCATTTTGACCCAGAGCTTTTTGCAAGCCTACTAGATGAATCATATCGTAATACAAAACGTGCTGACGGAGAGATGACTAAAAAATCATTTAGCCCTAGCTCACTTGGGTATGGACATGGAACATGTCCAAGATATTGGTATATGGCTTTCAGTGGTGCAATGTTTATTGATGACAATGATGCAGTAGCAGTTGCTAATATGGCACAGGGAACTCAAGCTCATGAGAGACTTCAAAAGCTAATATCTACTATGCCAGAATTTAGAAATGAAGAAGAAGAGATTGTAAATGAGTATCCACCAATTAGAGGCTTTATAGATTTAATTATGGAGTACGATAATGAAACTGTGATCGGTGAAATTAAAACAGCCAAGCAAGAAGTCTGGGATGCAAGACAATCCGAAATGAAACCTACCGCTAACCATTTACTTCAACTACTTACTTACATGAAACTTAAAAAGGCCAAAGAGGGATTTTTCCTTTATGAAAATAAAAATACTCAAGAGCTTATAGTTATTCCAGTTTCTATGAATGAAAAAAATACTGAGATTATTGAAGAAGCATTTTTATGGATGGCAGAAGTATGGGATAACTTTAAAGATGGTGACCTCCCAATGAAACCAGCTGGTGCTACTAAATCAAAAATGCCATGCACATACTGTCCTATTAAAAAGGAATGCTACGCTGGGCTTGTTGGCACAGTACAAATAGAGTCGTATAAGGTTCCCAAGATATGATTTGTGGAAACAAAGAGTGTGCTAAAGATTTTACAGCTAAGACTCATAATCAAAAATACTGTTCAGATGAATGCTGTCGAATTGCAACCAATAGAAGAATCATGGAAAAGTATTATGAAAAAAAGGCTATTAGAAGCGGTGCACATAGAAATTGTAAGAAGTGTAATGTTAAATTAAGCAGGTATAATCAAAAAGATATATGCTCTACATGTGAAAAGAACATTGGATCTGCTAATAAAAAAGCTTTATGGGATATTGTAAATGAAATTGGGTGAACTTATTAAGACCAAGGCCAACAGAGTTTTGGGTATAGATGCCTCTACTAACTCAGTTGCTTTTTGCTTAATGGAAAACGATAAACCTTTAAAGTGGGGTAAGATAGAGTTTGTTGGATCAGACATATATGATAAAATTTTAGATGCCAAAAATAAAATGCACGGCATGCTGGAAGAATTAAAATCAGATTATATAGTTGTGGAAGGTGCAGTATATGTTAAATCTCCAGACGCTGTAATTAAATTATCTTATGTTTATGGTGTAGTTATTGCAGAACTAATGTCTACTGGCGCAAAGGTTATAACGATATCCCCAACTTCTTGGCAGGCATACATAGGAAATAAAAACCCAACTAAAGATGAAAAGGAAGCAATTAGAGCTAAGAACCCAGGGTATGCGGACTCATGGTATAAGAATCAATTACGTAATATGCGTAAACAAAGAACAGTAGATTATTTTAACAATAAGTATAGTCTAGGTCTATCAGATTTTGATGTTGCAGATGCATTCGGCATTGCACATTATTCAAACCGAATGTTAACAGAACGATGAAATTATATCAAAGCAAAGATTGGTTGCATAGAAGATATGTGGTCCAAAAGAAAACAGTAACAGAGATAGCAAAAGAATGTAATGTTTCTGCAATGACTATACAGAGATATCTAGAGCAGTTTGGACTAATTAAAAAAAGATGAAACTTGAACCAAAAAATATAGAGTCTATTAGTTTTACTAAAGTATTAGATTCCTTTTATGTTTATACTGGAGATAAAACAGATCGTTATGTTCAAAAAAGCTGTAAGGACCATGGAGTTTGGGATAAAGAATTAACTGAGTGGATGATTAAAAATATACAACCAGGATGGACATGCTTAGATATTGGAGCCAATTTATTTTACTTTACAGAAGTGATGGCAAGGTTAGTCGGAAATAATGGAAGCGTAATATCGTTTGAGCCAATAAAAAGACTATGCAGGTCATATGAGTACGCTAGAACTTTAAATGAATATAACAATGCTGGTCAGATAGAAGTTATGCCATTCGCTTTATCAGATAAGGAAGACAATTTAATATTAAATATCTGGGAAGAAAATATTGGCGGATCTGGTATAGTTGGTGAGCATAGAATAGGTAACGATGGTCAGCATGGTAATTTTTATACAGAAGAAATACAGGCAAAAAGATTGGACTCTGTATATTCTGGTAAAGTTGATTTTATGAAAATAGATGTAGAGGGTCAGATGTGTCAAGATTTAACTGTGATGATTTATATTTAAGGTCGGTGGGCGCTCCAGCAGGTAATAGAATATGGTCAACATGTCATGAGATTGCACACATGTTAATTGAAAAGAATATCTCATACGGAAACTCAGCCCTTGAGCCAGCAAGAATATTTTCAACGGCGGATTCAACAGAGCAATTAAAAGTCCGCATTGATGATAAGCTAAATAGAGTCAAAAACAATCAGGGATTTGCTGGGGATAATGATATTGATGATTTAATTGGCTACCTATTACTATATAAAATAGCCAAATCCAATTGACTTTTCAGTCGACTAGAACTATAATTATGTAATAATGGATATCGAACTTACTGATCATTTTGATCGCATGAATAAAGTAGTCTCAGAACTTCTTAAGGGAAGCAACCCAACTCAAATTGCCACAATTACAGGAATGCCACGCAAAGATGTGGTTGAGCTAATTGATGAATGGAAAGCGGTTGTGCATAATGACACTACTGCAAGAGAACGTGCCAAGGAAGCTATCTCTGGTGCTGATCAACACTATGCAATGCTTATTAAAGAAGCATGGAAAACTGTAGAAGATGCTGATCAGGCTGGTCAATTAAATGTAAAGGCAACAGCATTAAAACTAATTGCTGATATTGAAGGCAAAAGAATAGGCATGCTGCAAGAAGTTGGCCTGCTAGATAATGCTGAGATTGCATCACAAGTTGCAGAAGCAGAAAGAAAACAAGAGCTATTAGTTAAAATTTTAAAAGAAGTTACAGCACAATGTTCAAAATGTAAAATGGAAGTTGCAAAAAGACTATCTCAAATAACAGGAGTCGTTGAATCTATCGTAATTGAGGATGCAAGTGGATCTTAATTTTAATGATATTATTGATATTTTGGACGGAGAAGAGTTTGACGAAAAGCCAGTCGACTTAAAAACATTTGTTACTAGTCCAGACTATCTTGGGCTACCTCCGCTTTCAGAATTGCAATATGAATTAATTGAAAGAAGTTCTCAGATATATAAAGAGTCAACATTAAAAAAATTATTTGGTGAAGAAGATGGCTCTAAAAGATATAAGCAAACCTGCAATGAAGTAATTGCACAATTAGGTAAGGGTAGCGGAAAAGATTATTGTTCTACAATTTCTGTAGCCTATATAGTATACCTATTACTATGCCTTAAAGATCCAGCGTCATATTATGGAAAGCCACCAGGAGACTCAATAGATATCCTAAACATTGCTATTAATGCACAGCAAGCAAGCAATGTATTCTTTAAAGGTTTTAAAACAAGAATTGATAGATCGCCATGGTTTATTGGAAAATACGAACCAAAAGCTTCAGAAGTTAAATTTGATAAAAGCATTACAGTTCACTCAGGACACTCAGAAAGAGAATCTTGGGAAGGATATAACGTTATCGTTGTTGTGCTAGATGAAATTTCTGGATTCTCTATTGAAAATACTACTGGACACGATCAGGCTAAAACTGGTGAAGCTATATACGATATGTATCGTGCATCTGTAGCATCACGTTTCCCAGATTTTGGTAAAGTAATATTGCTTTCTTTCCCACGATTTAAAAATGATTATATCCAAACGCATTACGAATCTGTTATTGCTGAAAAGGAAACAGTTATTCAGTCCAAGACCATGAAGATGGATGAAGATCTTCCAGACGGAACAGAAGGTAATGAGATAACTGTTGAGTGGGAAGAAGATCATATTAAATCATATCTATTCCCAAAGACTTATGCCATTAAAAGACCTACATGGGACATTAATCCAACAAAAAAAATAGAAGATTTTAAAGTTGATTTCTATAGAAACTCACTAGACGCCCTTGGAAGATTTGCTTGCATGCCACCAGAAGCAGTAGACGCATTTTTTAAATCAAGAGAAAAAGTAGAAAAAGCTTTTAATAAAATGAACTTAGCAGTAGATCAATTTGGAAGACTTGAAGAATGGTTTAAGCCAGAAGCAGACAAAGAATATTTTTTACACGTTGACTTAGCTCAAAAGCATGACCACTGTGCAGTATCAATGGCACACGTAGATAGATGGGTTAATGTTAAAGTAACAAATGATTACTCGCAGCCAGCTCCAATTGTAAATATAGACGCTGTAAGATATTGGACTCCAACTGCAGATAAGTCTGTAGACTTTACTGAAGTTAAAGATTATATTTTGTCTTTAAAAACTAGAGGTTTTAACATCAGAGTCTGCACATTTGATAGATGGAATTCACATGACATGATGCAACAGCTAAAACAATATGGAATTAATACAGAGCTCCTATCTGTTGCTAAAAAACATTATGACGACATGGCCATGGTTGTGGCAGAAGAAAGACTTTCTGGACCAGCAATTAAATTATTAATAGATGAATTATTACAACTTAGAATTATGAGAGATAAAGTTGATCACCCTAGAAAAGGATCAAAAGACTTGGCGGACGCTGTGTGTGGCTCTATATTTAATTCAATAAGTAGAACAAGACCAGACAACAACAAAGAAGTAAGAATTCATACATACGAATCTATGACATTTGATGATGATTTTAGTAAAGATAATCCAGATGTCTCTTCAATGAATATGATACGGGCACCTAGGATTCCCGATGATTTAAAACAAGCGATGGACAGGATGATGATAATATGAGCGAATATCAAGATAAAGCAAAAGAATGTAAGTGTTGTGGAAAGCATGTTCCGCTGCCAACTGTATTAAAAGAATACAATGGTATAACGCTATGCCCAACAACATTTGCAAATGTTATAGAGTATAAAAGAATATGGAAAAACTTGGGAAATAGACCAATTGGTAGCATTAGAAAACATTTTTCTGACTACGTTTGAAATAGGTGTTGTCCAGCTTGAGGGCGTAGATGAATATGGCGAAATTATATATTCAGTTTCTGATACAGCAAAAGAACTAGCCCCAGAACTATGGCAATCTCATGTTGAATATATAGATAATGCATTAATAGATTTGTATGAGTCTGGTCTTATTACTATAGACTACGATGAAAATTTAGAAGCAAATATAGGTCTAAGCGAAGAGGGTTACGAAAAAGCAAGGTCTCTGGGTCTTATTGAATTAGATACAGATAAAGATATACCAAATAACTAGGAGAATAAAATGCCATACAATATTAAACAAGGCGTAGCTGGATGCAAAGGATACGCAGTAGTAAATGATAAAGGCGAATTAAAAGGATGTCATGCAGGAAAATCTGCTGCTTTGGCTCATCAAAGAGCGCTTTATGCAGCGACAGCCAACGAAGAAAAAATGAAAGAAAAGAAAAAGAAGATACTTTAATCCTTTTTTAAAATATGATATAATTGTACTAGGATGCCCAATTGGGGTCCTATATTAATTTATTTGCTTATAAAGGAGAAATAAAATGGTACAAACATACACATGGGACCTTTTCAAGGACCCATTTTTTATTGGCTTTAATCGTGAACTAGATAGACTTACAAGGGTTCACAGCCACGCATCAAACTCAACATACCCACCATACAATGTAATTAAAACAGACGACGAAGATACATTTTTAATCGAAGTTGCTGTGGCGGGCTTTGCCAAGGAAGACCTTGGAATCACTGTTAAGGATCAAACTCTTACCGTAAAGGGAGAAATTAAGGATTCTACAGAAGACGCAAAGTTCGTGCATAAGGGTATTGCAACTCGTAAATTCACAAGAGAATTTGCTCTTGGAGAATATATTGAGGTTACTGGTGCTGAGGTATTAAATGGTATGCTCACAATTAAATTAGAGCGTATTGTTCCTGAAGAGGAAAAGCCAAAGACCATCAAAATAAAATAAATAGTATAATATAAATCTGCACCCCGTCACTGGGGAGTCGCAGATTATATGCGGGCCGCTACCCGCAGGATAGACCTGAGCATGTCTCAAAACGGCTCTTTAAAATTTAAGGAGAATCATGTTTGAATACAGAGTTAAGCAAGTAACAAAAATAGTAGATGGGGATACTATTGATGTTGACATTGATCTTGGATTCAGCATTTCATATTCTCAAAGACTTAGGTTGGCTGGAATAGATACTCCAGAATCTAGAACAACCGATAAGGTAGAAAAAGCTCTTGGATTAGAATCAAAAGAATATTTAAAGTATAAATTTAAAGATGCTAAAGACATCGTTGTAAAAACAGAAAAGCCAGATAGTTCAGAAAAGTATGGTCGAATACTTGGGTGGGTGTATCTTGATGGTAATTCTAAGTCAGTGAATGAGCAGATGATTGAAGATGGTTATGCGTGGGGATATATGGGGGAAACTAAAGTCAAAGATTTTGAAGCTTTAGCAAAAATAAGAGCAAAGAAGAAGTAGAATGCCTATCTATGAATACAAATGTGATTGTTCAGAAGAAGACGTCATACAGTTTGAAAGAAGTATAACTCAAGTTGAGCCAGAGTATGGTTGCGAAAAGTGTGGATCAACAATGAAAAGACATTACGGAACATTCGGAATCCAGTTCAATGGCAGTGGATTCTATAAAACAGATAATCCAAAATAGTCAACTAACTTAAATTAATTAAACTCTCATGATATAATTACAGAGTTACATAAACAATTTATGTAACTTAGGAGAGTCTTAATTGACTAGAAAAGCTAAACTTTTATTATTCAGCCTGATTGTATTGGGCTGGCTATCATTTTCTGTACCAGATTATGCTCATGCAACTGGAGAAAATGGTCAAGAACAGGTAGTGGTAAGCCCAGCACAGCAGGCGGTAAACACAGCTCTTGCAACAGCTACTACAGAGGTACAACAAGCCATAGATGCAACTGCAAATTCTGCAACTGAAATAACACAGGCTCAAACAGAATTATCTCAAGCGCAGGCTGCAGTATCAGGATTATCATCAGCAGTATCTACAGCACAAACAAGTGTTAATAATGTTCAAAGTGCTATTAATAATATTAACGGTGTTGATTTAACAGTAACTCCAGTAGATCAAAGTTCTCAATTAGTACAAGATGCTAAAGCAACTGTAATTAATGCTCAAACAGCAATTAATAATATTAATACAACTACTGCTCAGTCAGAAGTTTCTCAACTAACAGCAGCTAAAACTGAAGCCGTAACAGCACAAGCAACTGCTCAAACAGAATTAACTCAAGCAAACCTTGCTATTGATGCTGCTCAAACTGCAGTAAACAACTTACAAGCAACAATTGGAACAACTACAAATGTTTTGGCTGGAGTA